AATAGCGGCTTCAGAAGATACCTCCTGCACATTATTAGATCTATTCACCACTTCTTTGTGAGCTGCTTGTTCTTTATCGTAAAACTCTTCAATAGTCTTGAAAGTGTACTTTCTCAACCAGATTGGCATATTGTAAACAGTACCCCAATCGTATCCTCCTTTTCCATGAAAAACTATCTCATGAATCTGTTGGAATACATTCTTACGATAATCAGGCGTCAGGCCAAAAAAAGTTGATCCCGATAGGCAGAGTGACCTCCTCATCACTTCCATCATCATAAGTGTAAGTAAACTTCAAATCTACATCAGGAGAAACTCTTACATACTCCTCTCTCAATGCTCTAGCATCTTGTGCTAATAGGTATCCATCTACAAACTTTCTAATATCTGCTCTCTCTCTATTACCGTTGATTGCTACAATCATATGTTTCAACCTAGTAGTAACTTCTGGAACATCATTCTTGTTGATTTTCTGTAAACCTTTGATCTCTTGATCAACAGATAACTCGTCTCCGTGAGTAAATACCTTGAAGATAACTTCGTAACCTGATTTTGGTAACTTTACAGGAAACTCTCTACTCTCTCTCTGATACTCCACCTCATGTGGTTTAGCATCTAATAAAGATAGATCTACTTCTACCTGTTCTCCATTGTATTCTACTGGGTAATCTTTACCGTAAGATAAGATACGAGCAGCTATCATAATAGCATTCTTATCTCCTACTAATAGATCATTGTAGTCAAACTCTGTTACTAGTAATGACTTCAATAACTTATCAATAACAGTTCCGTTCTTGATGTAGTTCTGATTGGTAAGGATATCTTCCTCTTTAGCAGTCATGTATTTCATCTCTACTTCTCCTGATGCTAAAGGATGTCCTTCAGGGTAAAGTAAACCTTTGGAAGGTAACTCGATGATCTCTGTGGGTAATGTAAACTCCATAAAACTTGTTTAGTTATAACTTATCATATATAAATATCTAAGAAAAAAAAACCTAGACATAAGCCTAGGTTCTTTCTATCAAATATTTTATAAGATTACTTTTCTGAATACTTTCTTTCGTATGTCTTTTGACAGTTGCCGTATTCTTTGTGAAGACCTTTTACAATCTTCTTCATCCCATTCATCTTTCTATTATCGATAATACCTGCTAAAGAAGTATCTTCTTCTAAAGAGTTGATCTTAGATTCGTATGCTGCAATAATCTCTGAGATAACTTCTAACTGCATCTCTATTGCTCCTTTATTACAAGTTCTTTCTATGATCTTTGCTACCTCTTCTGCTGTAGTACCTTTTAGAGCTTCTTGAACATATTCTTTTACCTCATCAGAAACTTCAGTAGATACTTCTACCTCTGGCATTATCTCACCTTCGTCAACTTCTTCTTCGGTATTCTCTCCTAAATGAGATGCATCAATATCCATTGGTGCTAATGCTTCCTCTACCTGATCGTATAAGTACCGGGCAACGTCTTCTGTATAAAACAGCTCACCACTGTCGAGGTAATTTTGGTAAATGTCTTTTGCACACTGTAAGAACTTCTCTAATAAAGGTTTACTTATCCCTCCCTCGATTCTTTCCGTATTGTCTTGATCTTCTGCTAACATACTAACTGAGGTTAGTTTGTTTTCTGTCAAGAACTTTCTGATATTGAAGTTATCCATAATCTTTATTAGAAGTTTAGTACTGCGTAATCAAATGCTAAGGTCATATCAATAGATACTGCTTCTGCACTTGACCAGTCATAAGATCCGAAGTTAGAAGATTCTACGAATGCTCCTTTCAAGATCCACTCTCCAACGATATCCCCTACAGGACCTAATACGTTGAAGGTAACATCCTTTTTGTAGAGATCTGAATAGTTAGCACGACCTGTTACTGATTCGTATCCTGCTCTAGCCCACTCCATTACTGCCTGAGTACCTGAAGGTGTGATTGGATCATATAAGGATACTGACATATTCTGCCAATCTCTCTTACCTCTCAATCTACGATAAGTATTGATGTGGTGTAGGGTAATAGGTGCATCACTGAACTGTGGTGCGTTCGCTGTCTTCACTAAGTATGAAGGAATACCGTCAATGTACATGATGAACCTATTTTGAACTTTTGGTTCAAAAGCGTTGAACATGATTTCGTTAGCGTCTAATATTGGCATCTTATTACGTTTTTACTTTATTATAAATAGTTAGACTTCAAATCTTGCACCAGTTGGTTCTACTACGAAATCAAGTACTATAAACTCTGCAGTTTTAGTAGGTTGAATGTAGATCTGACCTACTAACATATTTCTATCAACTACATCCGCTGGATTGTTGATATCATCCATTACAACTCTAAATGCATATAAACCTTCTCTCTGTACTACTATGTCTAAGTAAGGATTTACTGCTGCTAAGAATCTGTTTCTTGTAGCGATTGAGTTTTGTTCGAATACTAAGTTGTTAGCTTGATTACCGATGAATCTCTTCAAGGTGATCAATAGTCTTCTAACGTTTACTCTATCTAAAGCACTTGGCTTAGTTTGTAATGTTTTCTGACCGTATGCTACAACTCCTGTTCCTGGGAAGGTTGCTAATGGGTTTACCTTAGCTGAGTAAAGTGAATCTCTATCTGTCTTAGATAACTTTCTCTCTGCTCTCAATACTCCAGGAATACCACCTCTTACCATACCTGCTGGTGCAAACCATGATGCTGCTACTGAATCTGAGAAGGCATAAACACCTGGCATAACAACTGATGCTGGAGACCAGATCTGTTTACCTATTCCTTGAGTCTGTACTTTTACCCACGGCCAGTAAGTTGCTGCATAAGAACTGTTTAGCTCTTTTGCTTCTACTACTGCATCTCCTACTGCTGCTCCATAAGGTACAGTGTCTAAGATGTAAATAGAATCTCCTCTCTCTTGTACTAAGTCTAAATACTTACCTACTGTAGTAGCATGTTGTTGTTGATTCAAACCTGGTGTCACTAAAACATCAAATCTGTAACCCTCTGTATTGTTTAGGACTTTTACTGCGTTAGAGTATCCAGGAACATCTCCTGCTAGTGCTTCGATACCTTCTGTATCGTCACCGTTGATCTCATGTAAGAACTTAGCTCCTGCTGGTGCTATTGAACCTTGACCACTGATAAAAGGAATAACACCTTCTGCTCCTGCTAAGACGTCTAAGTCTGCTGCAAACGCTGCTTTAGGTTTTCCTGAGTTATCAAAGTAATCTGGTTGCTGTACGTTTACTGACTGTACTCTTACTAATCTTGATCTGTTTGGATATTCACCGTACTCCTGTACTGCGTCACCTTCAGCATTCAATGCGTAATGTGTATCACCGATAACTGCTGCAATGTAGTTCTCAGAATTTGGATCTAAGTTTACATTACTGTATGTCTCTAAGAAGATAGGAGTCTTATCTGTATCATCACCTCTTCTGATGTAAATA